TCCCCCCCCAGAAGATCAAAGACAGTCGCTTCGGCGACTGTTTTTATGAAGTATAAGTAATATTATGAAAACAGCATGCAGCAAAAGCTGGACTGATGTAAACATAGATTTTGCAAATAGATTAATAAGAAACTGTTGTAGATCTGTCGAATATAAAATGCCCGACAGTTATGATATAGATTTCTTTAATAACAGTCCTCAAATACAGCAAAGAAGATCTAGTACACTATCTGGTGAACAACATCCTGATTGTGCTCATTGTTGGGAAAGTGAAAACGCTGGAATACCCAGTTACCGCTCACAGCAAAATAAATGGCAAGACTTTAGTGGTGTAACTCGAGATCCACAAACTACATACATTGATGTGACACTTGATACTACATGTGATCAAAGTTGTTTATATTGTGCTGCTGATGCTAGTAGTCAAATAGCTCAAGAAGAAGGTGTACCTATACGTGATAACGGTACCGAACATGACTTTGAAACATTTAAACGTTGGGTATCAACACTTAGTGGAGACGTAGTGTTTAATTTTTTAGGTGGTGAACCAACTGCCAGTAAACGTTTTGCCCCAATGGTAGAATATATAAATCAACAAAATGTTAATGCAGAATTTGAAATTTGTACAAATTGTAATACAACTGAACCCATGATGAAACGATTATTAAAAACTATACGTGGTAGTGGTAAGCCATGGAATGTTGCTATTAGTAATGAAACTTATGCTGAACACGCAGAACTATTACGTTATGGATTAGATTGGGAAAGGTTTAAAAAAAACTTTATAACTTATATAACTACACCAGAAATTTTAAGCATTACATTGGCACCCACTACCAACGCATTTAGTATACGTTATTTTCCACAATATATCGAGTGGGTGTATGAAACTTTCTTGACACATGCACCAGATAAATCATTTAGTTGGCATGGTAGTTATATTACTAGACCGCAGGCAATGGATATTAAGTATTTGCCTGCAAAGGATCGCATGCACATACAACGTGCAATTAGCGTAAACAACAAATACAAAAATCATCATTTGCTAACAAATGCTCGTAACTTAGATAAATTTGGTGAATATCTACAAGCAATGTCTGACAGAATAGGGTCTGCAACTCCTGAAGGTTATAGTGATCGTAATCAACAAATTGGGCTGAAGCACTTCCTCAATGAAAAACAACAAGTCAAACAAAAGGATCTATCGTCACTATTATGACTAATTTTTGTGTACATAGTTTAGCTGGTGTAAGTGTAGTAGATAGTCGTGGAGCACTGCGTCCATGCTGCAAATACGATAATAGAGATAGTATTCCTACCATATTTGATGTCGACACACTGGACGGGTTGCATCGTATTAAACCATATGCTGATATAAAAAATAATCTCAATAAAGGCAATTGGCCACGTGGCTGCCATCGATGCCAACTGTCTGAACAGAGTAATATACAATCACGTAGACAATGGACAAATAAGTTTTATGGCGATCATGGTTTGATTTTGAAACCAGGCAAGATTCAAGACTTAGAGATTGCACTAGATTATACATGTAACATGCGTTGTCAAATATGCAATCCCGGAGCGAGTAGTAAGTGGAGTACTGATAAAAGTTTACTCAATGAACTAGATACATTGGGTGTAAAACTGGATGGTCATACTGATTATCGTAACTACCAGGATCGTATGCAGTATGTGTTATCAAATACTGATTTAAGTGCAGCACGACATGTTAAAATAGAAGGCGGCGAGCCGTTTTACGCCAAACATTTAAGTTGGTTTGTAAACAAATTACGACATGAAGTTTTACAACCACACCTGTTATTTTTAAATATCACAACAAACGGCAGTGTATATCCAGAAAAAAAAGTTATACGGCAATTGCAATACTTTCGAAACAGTTGTATATCATTTAGTTTAGATGGTACGGAAAAACTAGCAGAAGCTACTCGTTGGGGAGCTAAATGGGAAACTATTGATGAAAATATCAAGAAGTTTACGCAAACTGGTATTAACTTGCAAGCTAGTTGTACTGTTAGTATACTTAATTGGAACCAACTTGCTCCATTGATAAGATACTTAAAACATCGAAACATAACATTAAATTTTAGTGAGCTGACAGATCCAAAACATTTAAGTATATACCAGTTACCACTCAGTGTTAGAAAACAATTTGTAACTGGTAACACATCGTTAGACAATATACTAACCGCAGATATTACGATTGATAATCAGTTATCAAAAACTCGTGATTATATTAATATTATTGATCGCTACCAAAAAACAGATTTTAGTAGTGTGAATAAACAAGCATGGGAGATAATAAATGCTAATATCAGGTAATCCTGAACAGGGAATAGCACAAGCACTGTTTAAGTTATATCCAGATGCTACCTATATGAGTAGAAGTAGTGGACATGACTTGGTTGAACGGCGTGGAAGAGAGAGTTTTGCTCAAGAAGCACTTAATCATGACGTTATTATAGTTAACAGTGCACTGTGGCAGTTTCAACAAACTGTACTACTAGATGCAGTGTACAAGAGCCTAAAGGATGCCAAGAAACTAGCACATATTGTTGTAATTGGTAGTACGACTGATAGAGTTAAGAACGGCAAGGCATGGTTATACAATGCAGAAAAGAAAGCGTTGCGTGATTACAGTAATACACTAGCAATAGGCGGTGTTTGGAGTCGTATGCCTAAAGTAAGCTACATTAGTTTTGGTACACTTAGCAATAATGAACACAAACATCCTGACAGGCGTTGTATGGATATAGATCAGGCTGCTGGATATATTAAATGGATTATTGATGCTCCACGTGAAATAAATATAAATGAAATAAGTATTGATCCTATGCAAGACGATAACTGGTATGCCCTTTAGTAGAAATATTAACTATTTACATTTTGGTCTTACAAGTAAGTGTACACTCAAATGTCCAGAGTGTGTACGAACAATGAGTAATCCTACGCTTAATACAGTATGGCGTGATATTAAAGAGCAACGACAAATTGATTGGAAGCAATACCGATCAATTATTAAAGATTTATCATACAACTCAATACTATTTTGTGGTAATTGGGGCGATCCAATATACTATACTGGTCTAATAGAGTTTATCGTTTATATTAAAACTGTTACTGATGTTCCTATAGTTATTCACACAAACGGTAGTTATAAAGATGCTAATTTTTGGCGTCAGTTAGGAACAGTATTACAACAAGATGATAATGTTGTGTTTAGCATTGACGGATTAATAGATGATGACCAATATCGTATTAATAGTGATGCCACTAGTAGAAGGTTAGGTATTAGTACACTTGCTAATATATTACCCGAAGAAACTCGACCAAGAGTAAGTCAAAAATGTATATTATTTCGTTATAATGAAAATAGAATCTGGCAAATAGTAACTGAATCTCGCAAACTTGGTTTTGACTGTATAATTTTTGATACGCCTATCACAGATAATAATCCAGATCTGACACCACATTATTTTGGAGACAGATTCGAGGTACATTTTGATGAGTAGTATTGATCCAAAATGTCAATCAACTGATATAAATTACCATGTTGAAATAAACGGATTGTTCTTACCATGTTGTTGGATAGCTACACATCGTGAAAGTATTAAAGATCTACGTGAAAGATTAGGTGATGATTATGACCTTTTGTTTTTGACAAATAACGATCCTTATAGTATAATAGACTTGTGGGAAAAACATATCGAAAGTAGTTGGGAAACAGATACTCCTGTGCCCATGTGCAAAATTAAGTGTACTAAAAAAAGGAACGGCAATGGAGTTTAAAAGAGCAGTAATAGAAGTATTTGGTGGATGCAATTACACTTGTAAAATGTGTCCCCAAACTAGTCCAGGTAGAGAGACTAGTTTTTTAAGACGTATGCCGTTTGACTTATTTGAAAATATATTAGATCAATTAACTGGCTCACCTGTCGTCAACTTGGAAGGCAGCGGTGAACCAACGTTAGAGCCTGAGCTTCCACGTTATATAGAAGCAGTTACACGACGAGGATTTCGTCCTTATATATACAGTAATGGTAGTGGCATGCATGGCGATTATATGCGTGATTGTGTTGATGCAGGACTTAAACTGTATCGTTTTAGTGTAATAGGATACAACAGAGAACGTTATCAAGAATGGATGAATATAGATAATTGGGATCTAATACATCAAAGCACATGTGAAATGCGTGATTATATCAAAAAGAGTGGTAGCGATTGTAGTCTACATAGTTATCATCTAATACTTGATCCCAACCAAACAGAATATGAAGTAGAACAGTATCAACAAAATTTTATTTTTCCAACTGGTACAACTGCATATATTTGGAAAATGCACAACTGGAGTGGAAACTATACTCCTGATTACACAAGAGATGATCGTAAAAAACGAAGTTGTGGCCGCCCGTTTGCAGATGAAATAACATTTAGAGCAGGAGGAACTGGCGGTATGCGAGGAGCCGTCACACCTTGTTGTCAAACGCTAGGTCCTCCAAATGAAAGTTTAAGTGTATTAGGCCATGCAAGTCATCAGAGTATAGAAGATATTTACTATGGAGATGCGTACAACCATCTTCGTAAAGCACACGAAATGGGAGATTGGGATGCTGTTCCTTATTGTAAAGACTGTGATTTTTTATATGAAGATCCTGAAGTATTAGTATGGAGTAATGACACAAATGCTACACAGGGTCGTATGCTGGGCGTAAATAATATTGCAATATCACAATGAATATCACTTTTCACGACACACCAAGCCCATATGCAACAGTTACTGACGTATTTGATACTCAAGATTTGCAAACTTTTCAGCAAATTGCGGACCAAGCGCCAATGGGAGATAGCTGGATAGAAAATAATAACATGGACCAATATGCATGGAAATTGTATCATAAAATATATCCCACGCTTAATCGAAAAACTCAAGATAGAAACAACTGTCTTGAATGCAGTACTGATGCTAGCTTCTTTAAAATACAAATAAAAAAACTAGAACCAGGGTTTAAACGTAATCGCATACACACCGACAGTGATTGGAAACAATTTGTTACAGTTGTTTATTTAGATGGACAAGGACTGGGAACAAAGTTATATGCTAGTAATGAAGGTGACCCTGAGCGTGTTATCCCATATATACACAACACAGGATATTCAATGATACCAAATGCAACTAGTTGGCACGATTTTGATCACAGTGCTGACTTTACTGAAATAAGAACTACTCTTATGTTTATACTAGCAAATCGGGGGTTTTATAAATGAGTACAGTTATTCTAATTCCAGTTAGATTAAAAAGTACAAGATTTCCAAACAAGGGCCTAGCTGATCTAAACGGCAAGCCCATGATACGACGAGTTTTTGACCGATGCGAAGCCATGGGTTATGATACAGTTGTATTAACAGATACTGATCAATTAAATTCAGTAATACCATCAAGCAACATTGTTCTGACTTCACCAGACTGTACCGACGGTACTGACCGCTGTATTAGTGTAATAGGAAGAGAACTCAATTACGACAAATATATTAACGTGCAAGGTGATAATCCTGACGCAACTATAGAGCCTGTACAAGCTATCGAACGTGCACTTGATACACATTATGTATATCAAGCATATAAGTCAATGACGCCAGAAGGCCGCAGTGATCCAACAGTGTGTAAAATGGTTATGACCAATGATCGTGTACATTGGTTTTGCAGAAGTGAATTATCATATGGAGAATTTGCACTAGGCTTTCATGGATACACCCAAGAAGCAGCAGAACGTTGGAGAACATTTACTCGCTATCCGGCTGAAATCACAGAAACTATAGAAGCATTACGTTGGATACAAAATGGTGATGAACTACGTGGTGTTAAATGTGAATTTGATGGTATAGAAATAAATGTGCCAAGTGACTTAGAATTATGGAGATCCGTTAATAAATGAAAATTTGGAGTTACGGAGACAGTCACCCAGCAGGACACGAACTAGGAACTGAGTATGCACACGACTTAGGTGCAAGTTGGTTTGCAAGCGAAGGATGGTATAGTGATGATCTTAATACAACTGTACGACATGTATGTAGAAATCGTTTGGGTACAGAAAAATATAATAAAATAATAAAACAAAAATGGTACAAGCACATTCGCAATCAGTGTACACCCAGTTTGAGTTATGCAGGTGTGCTTGCTGAACGTTTGGGTGCTGAACTTGTAAACAGAGCGGAGCCAGGTTCAAGCAACAGTCTCAGCATACTAAAAATGTATCAAGATGTTGAACAGTATCAACCTGACGACATAGTACTGTTCAGTGTGGTAACACCTTTTCGCTATATACCTGCCAATGACATTGACGCTACTAATCATCAAATACATTGGCTGCCAGAATATCAAGCTGAAGTATTATGGGATGTAGGCCCACACGATGTTTGTTTTCGACTACAAACGCACGGTTATATACCGCTTGCTCGCAGTTTACATCCACGTTGCTATACATTTAAAACAGTAAATGATGACATGACTGTTTTAGGGAAAGACGTAGATGTAAATATACCATTAAGTTTTTATCAACTATCTGAACAACATGTTAATGAACCAGAAAATGGTATAGAATCTTACAGATACCCTGGCGGACACTTGCATGAAGATTTACATGTAGCATATGGAGAATATTTGGCAAATGAACTTTCCAAAACGAACTAAATTAACCAGTTATGAGCAATTTGTTGAGTTAAGTAATGACTTTGACCAGCGTGTTGGTACAAAAACTGTATGGTCTAAACTTACAATGTTTGACATATTTGAAAAAATACTAGGAGAAGATAGCTGGTGGGACATTGATTATCAAATTCAAAAATGGGTAGATAATGCTTTTAGTATTAAAACTGAGTTTACTCAAGATGACCAAGACATACCTCAAAGCCCACTTGGAAAAATGAATAGTGTATATCTTACGTTAAATGATATAAAAAACGGTAAAAATTTTTACAGTCCAATAACATTGAGTCTTTTTAAAAACGGTAAAATCCCTATACATCCTGGTTCTACTAGATTGATATTAGCTGATGTATACAATAAACCAATAGACCTTTGTATTACTGATTACAACAACAATTTTCGTAAAAGATTTCCAGATGTTGAATTTTTGGAAGTAGAAGACTACTATTTTGATTTTAGTGACGAGATGCATGAGCTACATGAAGATTGGACATGGACTGGACACTGTCCTACCTACGCCAATATGACAGATGACGATGTGCAAATTAAACAAATAAGTACTTACATGATACCTACTACTGACGATTTTAGTTTTCATCATCCACGTGATGTAACAATAACTCGATGGTTTCGGTTAAATAATGACTGCATCACAGTCAATGACATGCCAATTGCAAAAAAGATTGACAATGTATGGAAGATTGTGTTAGAATAATAAAATGACAGATGATGATTTAAAATGGAGCGAGTATGACTTTACCAAAATCCCGTATGGTGACATTGTCCAAGTTGGACAGCGTACTTTACTTTATAGGGATTTGTTTACTGTGTCTTGGCTTCTTGGCAGGTTTTGCAATTATCGTTGCAGCTATTGCTGGCCATACGCCCGTTCAGATAGAAAAGATCATAGACCAACCGAGCTATGTCTTAAAACAATCGACGAAATAAAAAGGCAGGCACGTGGCAACGGTTTTAATAGCTTTCATTTTTCTTTATCTGGTGGTGAGCCTACTTTTCACCCTGGCTATTTGGACATTCTCAAACATCTTGCTGATGATGTTGGTAATACTAATTATACTAGCGTTCACATGACATCAAACTGTAGTAGACCTATGAAGTGGTTTGAGGATTATGTAGAACGGGTAAAACCATTTCATAGAGCAAGCATTACAGCTAGTTTACATACAGAACACTTAAATACACGTGACAAGATGCAAGACTTTGCAGACAAGCTAATCTTCTGTCAGGAGCACGATGTACAAGTTACAATCAATATGGTCATGGTTCCGGAATGGTTCGAAAGAGACTGGGAAAACGCCCTGTTCTTCCACGAGCAAGGAATCAACGTCACACTCAAGCCACAGTCAGATCCCACGGCATCAAGAGTCGTGGAAGGTTATACAGACGAAATGCTACAGCGATTGTGGAACGGCATGCCGCAAATGGCGTATACTGAATCGAAACGCAAATGGGCAGATCGTCCAAGGCCTAGTTTCGAATTGCCGCCTTATGCAATAGGCGACAATGATAAGAGTGTGCCCTGGCACATGCAAGTAGAGTTTACAGACAGTAAAGGAAAAAAATGGTACATGGACCAAGCGGAGAGATTCAATGCTTTCGGATTTAACAAGTTTGAAGGATGGATGTGTCAAAGTGGGTATAGCGGTATTATTATCCGTGAGCCTGATGGTAGTATTAAGCGTAGTTATAGTTGTCATGATGTTCCACTAGGTAACATAGAAACAGGATTTAAACTGTTTGATGGACCACGCAAATGTATTACACCAGCATGTGTAAGTAGTGCTGATAGTAAAATACCGAAGCGTAAAGTATAAATATTGATAAGAGGAGTGGACTGATGGCACATAAAAGAACATATAAAATTCAAACAGCTTCGCTTGCAATGGAAGTAGATTCTACAAATCTAATCAATGACAGTTGTGTAGCTATTCAGAATACATATGTATCAGAAGGAAAGATATTAGCTCAAGGTGTTACATATGATGAAACTGATCCAAATATTATGAATGCATGGGTTACATTTGATACAGAAGCTAACTGCATAGCATATTATGATGCACTAACAGCGGCAAGCAATGTAGAAACAGATAAAGTGGGCTTAACTATTATAGATGAAACTAACGAAACAGTATAGCTATTTTAAAGAATTATCACATCTACCACAACTTAATTTATATAGCGAACTCTCAGAATTAAATCTTGATTACAAGCATAATCAGATATGTCTAAACACTACTAAAGACAAACTAAACGACCCATATTATGGTGTCGGTAGTTTAGACTTAGACTATGATAACGAATATTGGGAAACAGATCAAGACGGTAATGAACGTAAAGTAGTGCCGCCTAGATCAGTTATGCTTAAAGAATCAGACTTTACAGAACTAGCAACTCCCTTTAAAAATACTTTGTTTGAAGAATTTTATCGTATATTATGCGCAGAATACTCAGTAGGTCGTGTACGTATTATGCGACAAAATCCCAATCATACATTAAGTTGGCACTGTGACTATAATCGTAGACTACATTATCCATTAAAAACACAACTGGGTTGTCATATGGTGATTGAAGATGAAGTATTACACTTAAAACAAAACACTTGGTATTGGACTAATACTAAAGTATATCATACTGCATTTAATGGCAGTAGAGAAGATAGATTACATATTGTAGCCTGTCTATTAGAGGATTAAAAATGTCAAGATATGGAGATGGTACTTACCTTGAAGCTGACAAATATTTGGCTTTGCATAGTGCACCTGTGGTGCCCACTAGTATAGTAATTGATCCTGATGAATTTAATGCAGTTATGCTAGAATACCAGTATGCATTTCGTAGTTGGGGGGAAAAGAAAAAACATTTCCCACGATACGGCTTACCATTAGTAAATGATAATGGAAGTATGTATAACAACCCAGAGCCAGTGTGCTATCCACTAGACGAATGGTTAGAGCATTTATCAGAAGAGGATTGGGTATTTGACAGAGACTTTACCACAAAAACACCAGTGTTTGAACACCCAGTATTTGATCCGTTACGAGTATTTGATGGGCACTGGGCACGTAGTTGTATACTAAGATGGGATAGCGAAAGCTTCTTTTATCCACACAGTGATACTTGGTTGCCAAGTCCTATATTAAGATTGTGGGGAACAACTGATCCTGACCATGCACGTTTTCAATTTGATCGTGAATATCGTAGACCAGATACGCCAGGATTAGTACCCAGTATGGATCCAGATATGATAGACTGGCCAGGCGAGATAGAAGCAGGCCGCATGTATTTGGTAGATACCAGTTTAATACATACAGCCCGTAGTATTGGTGATCATCCTACGCACCAGTTCTTTTTAGCAGTGCATACTGATGCTTATGACACTATGCAATCAGTATTAGATACAACGTCCAGTATGTAACCTATAAGGTGTTTTATACCAGAAGCTAGTACGTTGTAATTCACGCTTTGCTGTTTCAGGATCTAAACCTTTTTCTAGCCATACATTATTGCGTCTATGGACACCAGTTAATTGTTCCATAAAGCAAATATCACCTACTTCCCATTCATGTGCATAATGATATTGATCACTGTCAATATATTCTGCTTTAATCTCTTCGTAAATCTCACGATGATTTTCCAATTTGTTACCATCTTTGTCAGCCATGTAGCTTAAATTTAAGTGTGGAAAGTACACACCTTTAATACCCAATGGATGTCTACTAATCATTTTTAGTGTGTTCTTTTTCTCAAACCGTGGCTCACCAAATTTATTTTCAGGTTGATCATAGTTTAAACTTCGTTGTATTGCACGACTAGCACGTTTGTTATCAAAGTCTTTCAGCTCTGCTGTGGGCAGTACATAGTGTGCTAGCCGATTTTCATATGTGTCTTCCATTTTGTTTGTGATACTCAAATACAGCGTGTCATATAATTCACGTTTTTCTTGGCTTAGATTGTTCCAGTATGGAATACTGTTAGCCATGATTGTTTGACTTCCTTTGGGTATTTCAACTGCACGTAAACCTACCATTTCTTCACTGTCAGGTGTAAACAATATATTGCAGTGCCAATCTAGTTCTCCGTGTCCAAACAAACCTTCTGCTTCGTGTTCGTCTTTTACTTTTAGATTGGTAACACGATAAATTTGTGGATACTTGTCGTCATTGCACCATATCTCTGCGGCTTGGTGATAGCCCACACGCATTTGAAAGTCTATGTATTCATCCACTGTGGCTGTATCTTTCTTCCATACTACAGTACCATATTCACGTACTAGGTCAATAAAGTCTTGTTCTTTCATATCTTTATATGGTGTTAGTACTCTTACAGCTACAGTATATCCTGCACTGCTTTTAATATCTTCTATTTTCATTTATTGTCCTTTCGCATTCTTTAAACTCTTTTGTAAAAAATAGTTGTAATGTTACACGATCTTCCATAATACTATCACAGTTATCAACAGTATGTAATTGACTTACATCTAGTAATACTGGATGTTCATAATAATATCTTTCTCCAGTTTCACAAAATAAAAACGGTGCTTCAGTAGAATCGTTTAGTAATATGTTTAGTTTACATCCATTGACATCTCGATGTGGCAAAACAAACCCATCTGGTTTAACTACATTAAAGTTAAATCCCAAACTGTCATCATATTCATTACGCAAATAATCCAATGGTATACCAAGTGGATCGATTATTTCAGTTTTAATGTATTCTTGATCGTACCAGTTATCAATAAACACATTAGTAGTTTTTGCAACTCGTGGATTATAGTAATCCTCACTGCGAGTACATCTTGAGTATATACTAAATAAATCACTTTTACTTATAGCAAGATCGTAAGACTTTATCACTAGCAATACTTTCTGCAAAACTTGTTTCAAGTGCAATACTAAGGAATGCACGATCTTCTGTTAGCTCTTCCAAACCATCTACAGTATGGTCTTCTTGCACATTCAATAGAAGTGCAGTGTTATCTTTATAATTCCAACCCTCTTCAGTTTTAATCCAACGACATGTTCCTGCTTCAATGTTTTTAACTGGTACATTGAGCTTGCACAATACATGATCTACTCCTGCATTGTGTTGCATGATAGCGGCTTTGCCTGCTACAAAACGTGTAAAATTAATACTGTTTTTAGGATAAGGAGGCACAAATCCTTCCGTAAAACTTCCGCTTCTGTCACTGCTTACTGCATTACTATAGTCCAGTTCAGCAACATTTTCATAGTCTATGCCATAGTATGGAAGTATAGTATCAATAATCCACTGTTGATCTTGTTGTGTTTCACACCATATTTGATCACAAACAAAGTCTCCATGGTTAGCGTGAAACGCAAACTCAAGTATATGTGTAGTACATCTGTCGTATATTTCATTTAGTTTGTTGTGCCATTCAACAGGCATAGGTTCACATATTTTAAAATTTATAGGGTCTGCATGTTCATGATACATTTTGTTTTATCCTCTTTTTAGCGGTGTCGTAATCTACATCCATTATGCTTAATTTTAATAGTATTCTTTCTTGTGGATGTGCAGGTACACGGTGTAATCGACTTGTGTTTAATAATGCAACACGATATTCAAATTGACCTACGTCAACAAATTCTACTGGACCTGCACTCTCGTTTAAAATTATATTGACACCGCATTTGGTATTATGATCTATATGTTCTGGAACTTCTCCGCCTGCCTTTAATTTATAGTAACGTGGACGTATGTCTTTAGTGCCGATTATATTAGCAAAATGTTTAGTAACACGAGCAGTTTCTGGATAGTTATTAACATTGTCACTTCCATCTTCTTCATAACCAAAAAACCGTGCCTGTGTCCATTGGTCCATATGTACATCGTTATCAGAGTGGAACCAATTTGGATCACTGTTTACATCATCTTGTGGCACAATAAACGGTTCGTAGTCTCTACTATATGCTTCATGTAATAATTTATCAGAACTGTAATCAGTATAATCAAAGCTATATAATACATCATTATCATAATATCTAAAATCAATCATCCACATTGTTATCTCTCATATATCTTGGATAAGCGGCAAGCAATACTTTGGGCAAATGTTTGTAATCATCTGTTCGTATTGTGCCTCTGCAATATTTACTACCGCAATTACACTCATCAATAATAGTTTGTCCGTCACCTACACTAACACTTCCATAATCGATTGTAAGTTCTTCACCTGGAACAATATCAATAAAACTAACAAGTTCATTAAATCCACGCATACGACAATTTGGTTCACAACTGTGATTAGTTGTTGCTCTAAACAATGAATGTACTTGGTGTAAGTATAATTTATTACCAATTGGCATGCATATCATTTGGTCAGGTTCATCTACTATAACACCGCCTATAATAGCAATCAGAGTTTCTAGTTCTATACGATCCGCAGTAAATCTTCCTATACCATTGTCACATTGTCTTTGATATGTAGGTACTAGAAAATGGCTGAGACTGTGATTGTATTGTTCAGCTATTTGATTAAGTAGTTTGAGCTTTTGATTCATCGATTAAAAAATATTTTATAATTACAGCAGGTAAATCTATTTCCCACCATTTGATTCTATTGTCCCATGCCATTGGCTTTGCATGATGTGTGTTGTGTAGTCCACTGCCTAGTGTAATAAAATTTACCCATGTGTTGTTTGTGCTGTGATCAGGTGTGTCGTAATGTCTGTATCCCCATTTGTGACAAAAAACATTTACAAGTCCTGCACTGTGAAATGTTACAACTGCTGGTATACTAATAAGGAATACTGGTATACGCCAATCAATAATAGCCAACAAAATATAAATGCTGACTAACAATTTTAGGTAATGTTTGTGTATGAATTTAATAGTAGGATCCCGTACAAGATCAATTACATACTTTCTTTCAATTGTAAATGGTTCCCAAAATGTACTCCATATGCGCCAGCCTGGTTGCCCACCATGTGGATCTTCAGGACCTTCGCTTTTAGCATGATGTTTTCTATGTATTCCACACCAAGCAACTGGTGATCCAAAGCAATTGAATACACTTAGCCAGATGAGAAGTTTATGCTTAATATTGGTAGTAGTAAAACTTTTATGACACAAATATCTATGCAGTGCAATCTCGCCGCCTACTTTACCAAACAATATCCAGCCAGCAAAACTCATAGCAAGCCAAGTATAATCAGCGTACAATAAACCTATCACAAGTGCTACGTGATTGGCTAATAATACAAGTTTAAGTTTGTATTCGTAAGACATACTGATATTGTACTCCTGTATCCCAATTCTCACTACCCGGCATTGGATCGTGTGTTACTTTCCAAGAATATTTACTATGTTTAGCAAAGTACTCTAATAGTTCAGGCGACTCTTCTCTACTTACCCAAACGTCTGTATAGCCCATTTCAAGTCCACGTTGAGTAAGCTGATCAAGTGTGTCCAATCCTCTACGAAGATCTGCACGATATCCGCCAAAGTCATAGTCTCTGTCTCTGGTGTGTCTACATATTACTCTAATACTGCCGTTGTATTCTGGACGCTCAACACCTGCACTGTAGTATACCATACGCCCTTGATCCCATCCCATACGAGCAAATTTAGTATACTCAAATAATGGATATTGACTATAGTTTTGTGCATGTTTGTGGTCAGAGTTTTTAGAAAACAGTGCACGGATATCCGCCATGTAAGGATCTATCTTAGAGAGACGCCAGATCATCTGTACCATCTAAACTAAACATTAGCGCAATTCTAGCATGTTTGCTCATGTTAACAACTGCATGTGGATATCCAATATTGAGAAAATATGCATTGCCATTTTCTAAGTTATATGCTTCTAATTCGCCGTCACGCCTAAACAAGTTAACAACATTTTTGTCTCCATAGATAGGAACAATGCATCTAACAGCATAGTTCACATCATAGTCTACATGAAACGGAATAGTTTTGCCTGGTGCTAGTTTTGTAATACGTATACGACTAGCAGGTGCTTTGAGTTGTGTTACAATTTTTTCAAAGTAACTGCCTGTGTATTCTGGTGTAGGTACATTGTATAGGTGTTCTTCTCGACGTCTAATACGCTCTTTGATACTTGCTTCGTAAGGTAGTATTTCACTAGGGGTTGTTAAGTTTATTTGTTTAAAATTATCATACACACTTGCAACAAGTTCCATGTGATTATCACATAACATTGGATTGGCAGTTCTAACATCGACAAATTTCTCTGCAAGTCTGATCATTTCTCCTTGCAAGGTATTTAAATCAATATCTAAGTTTAAGTTAGCTATACTTGGTAAATTATGTTTTTTCATTCATTACTCCGGCAAGACATATTCTTGCTTTATTCCCATCTCTTTTATACTTATCAAAATCGTTATCTGTTGTTGTACCCAACCATACACTATCACTTGGTGTGAAGTTTAACTGTTCACAAATACGCTTTTGTTCATTATATAACATTTTGTGTACATAGTCAATATCAAAATTACTAATAATATTTTCACCAACATCATGTGCATAGTAATTGTAGTACTTGGCACTTTCTGTTAGGGCCTGTCTTTTTAAATCTGGTTTGCGACTAAAGTACCATCCTGTCCTTACATTACGAATACCAAATGGTTTACTTAAACTGAAAAATGCTTTTTCAACACCGTCATGTAGTTCAATCTTTTGTACACTAGTACTGCCAACATAAGCTAAATCTAGTGCAACTTTTATATGTTTGTCAACTGGACAGTAATTGCCGTCAATCGCACTTGGAATACTTTGATAAACATAATGTGGTGCCATGCCATTACGCTTGTGATCTACCCATTGGTATTCACCAGGTGCACTCCATATATGATACTCACTTCTACCCCACCACCAATCTAAACCTTCTGTTATACCATTAGTAGGGTAAACATGCCAGTCAGTTAAGTCAACAATAGGTTTTAACCATTTAATGATGTCAGTCTTGTAATGACGAACACTATCATAATCAGGTTTAATATTTTCAATTGAGTTGCGAACTTCTGGTAGAACGTTTGTTCTAACTGCCAGGCTTTGCTTTAATAAAAAATCTTTCAATTATCCATCCACTGAAATCATATTTGTTTAGTCTGTAATGTCCAGGATTGTTATGATGATATAAATGCCAACCTTCTCCGGGTGCTATTAAATTCATCAAAGGTACATCTTTTGGTTGACCGTCTTTGTGTGCTACGTAGTTTAACATTCCAAATCCAATCCAACTAATAGCGAACGGTAAGGCAACAAATACTGTGAGCCCCCAAATTCCAAATAGTATGAATACTAAAACAGTATAAAATAAGTGTATATACTTACCAAAGCGATGCCACCATACTATTCTTGGGTTACGCAATAAATCAACTATATATTTTTTAGGTATTTTCTCTACACGCCAACGTGATGTTAATACTGTTAAACTTCCTTTATATATAGGACTATGTGGGTCATGCTCTGTATCGCTTTTTGCATGATGCATACGATGAACCGCAGCCCAAGTCAATGCACTGCGTCCGCCGCATATCATTCCTAGAAACAACATTAAATGTTCTATAATAGGTGTAGTTTTGAAACTTCGGTGTGTAAAATAACGATGGTAACCGCTGCTTATACCAATTGCTGCTACTATATAATAAAAAATATACCCTTGTAAAATTATCATACTGCCATAGGTGCCTTTATACTATCCATTGGAGTGTAGCTAATTAGTTTGTAGTCATCAGGAATAGTTTTTAGAACTTGAGAAATATTATTAAATTCTGGCATTAACAAATATGGCATTTCACGTGGGCTACGTTCTAGTTGTTGTGTTACTTGTTCTATATGGTTACTGTATATATGACAGTCGCCACCAGTCCATATAAAATCACCTACTTTAAGTTCACATATTTGTGCTAACATATGTGTTAATAGACTATAACTTGCAATGTTAAATGGTACACCCAAGAACATGTCTGCACTTCTCTGATAGAGCTGACAGCTAAGTTTACCGTTCATTACTTTAAACTGTGCTAGTGTATGACACGGAGGCAACGCCATTACATCAATTTCGCCTACATTCCATGCACTTAATATAATGCGTCTACTATCAGGATCTGTTTTAATTAAATCAATTATTCCTGCAATTTGATCTACATATGCACCATCATGTGTTTGCCATTCACGCCATTGCTTTCCGTATACTGGACCCAAGTCTTTATTGTCTTCACTATTATAATGACCAAGTGCTTTGCCTTGATTGTCAGCATTTGCAGTCCAAATAGTTTTCTTATCTTTCAATTCAGTACGTGGCTTACCGTAATGTATTTCAGCAAGTCTGCGTTCATTCATACTACCTTCTAGGAACCATAGTAGTTCACTTACTACGCTTTTCCAAGCGAGCTTTTTAGTTGTTACAGCCGGAAACCCTTCTTGTAAATTAAAACGCATTTGGTATCCAAAGATACTGCGAGTACCAACTCCAGTACGATCACTAACATCTTCTCCAGCGTCCATGATACATTGTAGTGCTTCTAAATACTGATACATTATAATTTACTCCATACATCTATATAAACATCATTCTTGCGTCCACTTGACGTCAATGTAAAATTTTCTTCTATCAAACTAACAGGTAAGAATGTATCACATCCATACTGGCCACGTATTTGACTTAAATGAAATTCGTCTATCATATCCAATAGACTTTCTATAAGTTTTGCACCGCCTATAATACATATGTCTTCTTGTATAGTTGCAAGTCGAGAACGCATAATATCACCAGACAATTTTTCAACTCCATCTGGTAATCTTTGCTTTGAGCTTGTAACCACAATATTGTGCCTATTGGGCAACGGCTTAAAAGGTAAACTATCCCATGTTGATTTACCCATTACAATAGTTTTGTTAATAGTTTGTTCTTTAAACCATTTTAAATCTGCTGGATTGTGTGGCCAAGGAAGGGCACCGGCTAAGCCGATGCCCCATTTTTCATCACACGCTAGTATCGCTCGAATCATTTTTATCCTTGTTCAATAATTTTTTAGTTAAGTTTTTAACTTCTGTTTCGAGAAGGTTGTAGTCTATTACTATCTCTAAATCACGAACTGGACTTCCATAATCTTCACCTAGCTCTTCAACCGCTGCCATTATAAAAAGTACAATGTTAGGTTCATCAATTTCTTGTAAAACCTCTCCTTCAAAAATCACTCGGTCTCCATTTTCTAATACTAGTACTACTTTTTCAATATAGTCTAACGGTACTTCGTCAATTTCAATATCTCTAATAATGTTTTGAAAGGTCCTGTCTTTTTTACGTATCGGCATTTGCTGTGGACTTTTTTGGCCGGCCACGCTTTGGTTTTAGATCTGGTGCCATTTCGTATGCTTCAGACTTTAATCGCTCTGCTTCTGCCAAAAATGTTTCAGCTTGTGATAACATTCCTTGTGCAATCGCTGTATCATCTAGAACTTGTTCAGACGTTGGAATAGCTTGATCAATAGTTTGAGTAGGATCTAACTGAGTTGGTGTCATGTTATCAGAAAACTGGCGTGGTGCACCATCTGTATCGTCTATCATACTATTTTTAATGTCTCGCTCACTCATTCCAGTTGATTGCTTGCGAATAATCTCATTGACTTCACTTAACTTGACCGTTGTTGAGGAGTTAGGTGTTAAATCAATACTATTAGTCGGATACTTTCTTAAGTAACCAGCATTGTGTAGTTTCTGTAACATATTTGTTCCATCACTAAACAAACTGCGGTGTGCGATTTCGTAGAATTCAGTTGCTTCTTGTCCTGCTGGACTTTCAACAACACGTACTACATCATCATGTTCCATGTCTGGTAATCTTTCTGTTTCTACAACAAGGCAGTTTTTGTCATCAGTGACATTACCACGCTCATCATAAATTTCTCTAAAGACTACTACACACTTCATTCCTGTGTTTGACACTTTTCCGATGTGTTTCATAGTTGCCATTGGGATGCCTCCTTACTGTGCTTCCGTTGTTTCAGGTGCGGCTGCTGGCGCTGCTTCACCTTGTTGCTCCTGTACACTTTGGATAAATGCTACAAGACGGTTGAATACTGTACCAACCTGTGCTGCTTCTGCGGCACGAAATGCGCCACGTGAGACAGCAACATCAATTACTTGTGCTGCGTTTTGTAAATCAGCAACTCCAAGTGTTACCTGTTCTTTTTCGCCCTCAACTTGTGGCAATTCAGGTGCTGTGCCGTCAGTTGTGATCGGCTCTTCGGCCATTTGATTTTCTTCAGTCATATTAATAATCTCCTATATTGACTCTTTTAATTATATACGTACTTATTTATGTTCAGACGATACTGACATTTTATAAGCAATGATATTAGAGTAAAATCTTTCTCCATCAGATGGGTTTTCAAACCAAAATTGATATAATTTACTCTTTAAACTTTTTATATGATAAAACCCACTGCATCCACTAAAGTCTAGACTTTCAATTTCGGGTGTATCGTCGAATTCAACTACATAACGATTACTCATCATTTTTGTAATAGTTGCCGGATCTAACATCTGTAAATCCTGATCACTTAGTGAAAATCCTTGTTTTACTATCTTCATAATTATTTATGCTGCCTTTTTTACTGGTTGCGCTTCATAATATACAGTAGTACCAAACGGGGCAACAGGCTTACTCCAACTATTCTTAATCAAGAACAACGTATCGCAGTAGTCTGGATCTCCCCAACTTCTCCAAGGTTCACCATCTGTAAACATGATAAACTGGTCTGGCTCAATACCACGTGCTTTCATAAAGTCCCAATTAGGAACAAAGTCAGTGCCACCACCGCCAGTCATTTCAAACTCTGTAATTGAACGTCCGTCATCATCTGTAAACTCGTCATAACCGCTAACTTCTGTATCAAAGCACCAGATACGGATCTTGTAGCTTTCGAACTGATCCATAATGCCTTGCACTTCACTAAGGAAATCACGAGTGTCAGTATCGCTAATTGAGCCACTAACGTCTAGTGCAATAGCAATGTCAATCTGTTGATCCTTTAGCATACCAGGCAATACTACAGTATTAAACTGGCTCTTGCGGTTAGGTGTCATAAACGTAAAGTCGCTAGTAAGGTTGCTTTCCAGTGTAACACGGATCATCTGACGCCAGTCCATTTTGGGCTCTGTAAGCTCGCCAATCATGCGGCGTATATCGCCCGGAACGTTACCAGCACCCACACTCTGTGCAGCCTGTATGATAGCATTTTTTAGCTCATCACTGATAGCCTTGGCATCATCTTTTGAAATAGTAGGACGTTTACCTTTACCTTCATGTCCTTGGCCTTGTCCTTCTTCGCCCTCGCCTTCTATATCTAAATGAATATCTAGTGTTTGTTGTGGTGTAACACCATCTTTAATTAATTGGTCATATACATTTTCAGTCCACCATTCATCACTTTCATATTTTGCATCATATAGTGGCTTCACTTTGTCAATTAGACGTCCAATCTTTTCACGTACTAGCATAGCATTAATTTTATAATCGCCTGCCATATTCCAGATTTGAGGCTGGCGGTCACCTCTACGGAGGAAGTGTTCATAAACACAGTGTCCAACTTCATGTCCAACTAGGAAAACAGTTTCTTCTAAGTCCAGTTTGTTAATAAATTCTTCGTTATAGTAAAAATTGCGTCCGTCTACTGCGGCAGTAGGACACCAATCACTGGCTTCTACTAACTGCAAACGGCATGCAATGTTGCCAAAAAACGGTTGCTTAAACAACATTTTAACACGGGCTGTTACTAGTTTTTCTTTTGCTGACTTAAACGTTTGCATAGTATTCTCCGGTTGTTACATTATTAATATAAACGATTTATTAGGCAATGTCAAGCACTAAGACACGTTATTTTAAAAATAATCATTTCTTCATAATTCTGGAAACTCATGTATGCTTTGGTACCATTTGTTACTTCCTCTGGTGGTAGCCAGTCATCGTCCCAGGGTATTCTACTAGCTTTTCTTGCTCCTTCATTCAGCCAAAAATGCCATCCCCAATTATACTGACAATGATTATCACACCACTGGATATATCTACTGTTAACACCACTTGCTTTTAAATCAACAACGTGTTTAAATTTTTTTAAGTATCCACATTCTGGATTAGTTACTGGAGTAATTGTCATTACCATATCTATATTTAACAAGAAGTGGGGCGATCGCCACCGCCCCACTTCACCAGGAGTGACGTAACTTAGTTACGCCATTTCAATCAGCGTACCGTAAGTAGCAATAAAGCCTTTCCAGTTCTTTAGCTGATTAAACTTTGGACGGATACCATACTTGCCTAATGCAATAGTACAAGCCATAACAACCATCTCGGCTTCGAAGTTGTTTTGCACAAACTCAAGGAAGTTATCGAAACGTTTCATTTCGTCCTTTTTGTTATCGAAGCTGTCTTTAAGCTCATAACACAGCGCAGTAGTAAGTGAATACTTGGCACTGATGTTATCTGTTTTCAGTTCTTTGACCTTGCCATCCAGGATGTCTGTAGGGTTAGGCAACTGAGCGGCAACTTGACGGTGCGCTTTAAACTTGAGCGCAATACCTTCGCCAATACCAGCGGCAACCATATCTGTTACCTCTTCCTCAGTAAAGCCTTCTACGTCACGGATAGTGTCTGAAACAAACGCCCATGAACGTGGTGTAGCAAACGAACGCTCTGCACTACTTGCATCAAAGTTATACAAGTCGTCTTTAAACGTAGTAACATAACCAAGTACATCTGGATGTTGGTTGTTAACAACAGCCCAATCGAACCAGTCTTGGTAGTCAACACGTACTTCATAATGTAAGAAACGGTTAGCAAGCGGCTTGGGCATACGGTATGTAACACCCTTGTCAGTTTCACGGTTACCAGCGGCGGCAATAACTACGTTATCAGGCAAACGATATTTGCCGATAGCACGGTTAAGAATAAGCTGATATGCGGCAGCCTGTGTAGCAGGAGCGGCGCCATTAAGTTCATCTAAGAACAGTACAATAACATCGTACTCGGCGGCTTCAGCTTCTGTTGGAAGCTCATCTGGAGAGCTAAAGCTCATCCGGTTAGTTTCCTTGTTATAGTAAGGATAACCTTTAAGGTCAGTTGGATCCCATAGTGACAAGCGAGCATCAATTAGCTTGGCTTTTTTGCCTTCAGCAACATAGGAATCTGTAATTTGTTGAAACGTTTCAGACTTACCAATACCTGGTGGTCCCCAAACCATAACTGGGCGTTTAGTACGAAAGTGATGCTTAACGTACTTGGATAGTTCTGAAAGTTTTACGGTGCGTGTTTGTAAATCCATTTTATATCTCCTGGCTGGATGTTATGTCTACACTATATAGACATTGGCGAACAGTGTCAAGCAAAAAGTTTACCCATGTTTTCGAACACTACATTGTAGGCGTTTGCTTCATATCCATAGTTGTCGTAAAAGTCATCATCGTAATTATCTGAAGCACAATGCTCTTCCCAAACACGGTTCATTGCTTCCATGCCTTCTAGTGCATCACCACGACCAAAGTTAGTAATTGCATTCCAAGCAGTGTTAAAGTCTACTGTATCTTGGTAAAAACTAGGGATTCTAAACATGTGTAACTCCTTGTTTGCTTAACTTACTCTTACTTTATAACACCAATACGTCTTGGTGTCAAGCCAGAAAATGCATTTTTTTCACTTTTTTTGCTAAAATCAGATAAGTAGTAGTACAGAAAGCAGAATATCGCTTTTCTGTTTAACGAAAGAGAAGGGAGAAATTTCATGGAAATTTTGAACAAAGTAAAAGGATGGGCAGGCGCTCTTGCTGAAGTAGGCATTAGTCTTGCGGCTCTGATGATTGTAGTAGAAGTACTAGGATTAGGAGCAATTCCATTCTTTCCAGAAGTAAGTGTTGTAGCTAACGTTAGCTCAATGCTTGGTATGCTGGGTGCAGAAGGCCTTATGGGCTTGATTGCTATCTGGGTACTTTGGGGTATCTGGAATCGTAAGTAATTAACCCCAATTTGGCTGAAAACCTCCTCTAGGAAATCAGCCCCCTCTAACTTACATTAGCTTCCATATGTTCTACCCAAGCATTTAAGTCATGTCCATACAATTTGTATAACATGCGATCTTCACTTCCATACAGTACTAGTTCACGTCTGCTAATATAATAAGGATACTTGTTATATCTGTCTAACAGTATGCGCAAACGTGCATTAAACTTGGGTTCTACATTAAGCATGAAGTGTTCATTTTCAAAGCCCATGTCATTTAAAACAGCGACCCCAAACTTTGTTAAGTTGAGGCCCTTGTCGTTTCTATAATTTTTAAAGATATTTCTCAGAGACATTCGGTCACCATATTGCATTGTTTTAGCATGAGCTAATACACTGTTATAGAATTCCGGTGTCATCCTCTCTTACCACTTCGCCTTGTGTTAATTTTACTACCGTGAACTTGTCAGTTTTAAATAACTTGTTTAGTCTATCTGATAAATTAAACGCATGTCCACTATTACTAAATGAAACTTTCTTATATTTAGGCCCAGGATAATTTGTTAAACTATTTAGACTGCGTAGATTAATAGGCTTATTCTCATGAAATACTGCGTAGATTGCTTCTGCTGCTAACAGTTGTTCACTACGAAACGATTTAGGATCAGTAAACTCCATTAATATTTTTGGTTTAGGTCGAGCCATGTTGCATCCTTTAATTAAAATACTCTGTTAATAGTATTTATTAAAGTAGCACTAAATTATGATTGTAATTCTGTATAAATGCATATACCTTGTTGACCACTAGGGTAATAGCCCGCTGTACCACCTACATCTTTAGCTAGTTCTTCACGTTGCTTAAAACAGGTGTACATATCGTTGTAGGTGCTATGTGTAACTGCATATGCTTCACCACCATATAGATATATAAAAACAAGAGTCCACATTACAGTTCGTTTTCTTTTTCTTTTTTAAGCATTCCTTCATAGTCTGGATTTGGTCCAGAATACGGCTCAAAATTACGACCTGTCTGCATCATACATGCTATACCGTCACCATATACATTTATTATACTGTAAGTACCTGTCTCTTGGTTTACAAAGAAAAACATTCCCCCAGTATACATTTTTCCGTCTGCTGCACTGAGCTGCATACCATTACCTAAAAACAGCATGTCCTCTTTGTATTTTTTTGGTGTTTCAAACATTTCAGCAAACGGCGCACAAAATTGTGTCACAACAAATGTTTTATCACGACTTTGACTAAAACTTTGACTAGTTAACAAAAACAATACTACTATACTACTCATTAGGTATTTCATTTTCTTGCGCCTTCCTTTTTATCGCCATATTGACGTCAGTTTGGGACTTAAACGGACCAATAAACTGGTATGTGTCTAATGTCTTTAGTCTAGGGCAGAATGCATCGCTCCATCCAAGCCGTGGAAACTTAATCCCATAGTACCCAGCCGCAAAATATTGTGTACTCGTGGCTGTCTTTTTAAAAATAGGCACTGTATCTTGTAGTGAAATGTCAAATGCCTGTTCGGTATTAGCAGAGTATCCGTACACCGTATCATTAATGAAAGTTCTAGTTTTCTTTTCTTCTATCTTAAAACTAGACAAGTCAGAATATATTACTTCAGATCCATCTATATTGCTATAAAATATATATCCGGATTGGTCATGCTTTAAAGTACCGACTTTACTACCTTTGGATTCGATTATCCAAAATTTATCTTCAATTACTACTTTTGCTTTGTATTTCATTCTCAGGCCACATTAGTTTAAATTTTACGTATGCTTCTGTGCTTAACTCCGCAGTTACAATTGTTGAAAAGCTGGCTTTGTCTGTATCTACTTCCATATGGTATGTTATGTTCGTTCCATTGTTTTGTATCCACAACCCTTGCTCACTGTCTAGCCAATGATCAAAATGCTCAGCGTCTCCACGCATTGGAAAAATTGCTACTTTAGTTTTAGTAGACCGCATTCAGATATTCTGCGTGAGCATCAGCTTGTTCACTTACTCGTTGTAAGTCGTGCTTACCACAGAACTTCATAAAGTTAATTCCTACTTGTCCCTTGTATTGCTTTTGTACTTGTGTAACAATAGTGCTGTCTAGTACTTGTTTAATCTCATTAGGCTGTGCGGTTAGATCAATTAGTTCACGATTGCGTTGATAGTCATCCAGTACACGGTGCTCTACACCGTCATGGTCTGTCCACTTTTGCAACATAAAGTTATTCCAGTTAAAGCCTTTATCATTTTTATCTGCAAAGGCTTCGATTAGTCCAACTTTGTTTTTAGTACCTTTCTTGCGAGCACCAGGATATGCACTAAAGATATTATCACTTGTGTCACCACGTATACACTTTTCAAATAGTAACCACTCAGGGTTACCAACCATCTTTTGTTCTTTAGTCTTTTTATCAATAACAGGCTTTCCACGATCATTATAGATGCCATCAAGCCTAATGTGCTGATTAGTAATACCGTTATATTGTGTTACTTTGTCTGTAATTAGCTGATAGAAGTCACTATCACTACTAATAATAACGTGTTCATTATCAGGATGATTCTGTATCCAACGAGCAATAAAGTCATCTGCTTCACACTGTTTGTGTTGTAATACTGTACAATTAGTACGTTTTTCAATAAACTCTTTTAGTTCATCAAATGCTTCAAAGTACTTTTGGTCTTCTTCTTGCTCACGTGGAGTAAGAGCATCACGAGCTACTTTACGATTTGCTTTGTAAGGCAAGTAATGGTCTTTACGCCAACTACGTCCTTCAAAACAAAATACAACATGACTACCATTAAAATCACGCCAGGCCTTATTAATGGCACTAAACATGATATGATATGCCATACCAATTTTAGTTTCAATGTCGTCACCACGTACTACGTGTCTGGCACGATAAAACATGTTAAGCGAGTCTACTAGTATATGTGTCATGTTATTCCTCTAACAGCTTCTTTTCTAGTTCTTCTTTGATATCAATTACGTTGTCACGTTTTATAATATCAATGATAGTTTCGTTTAATCCAATCTCACGTCTAAGCCAGTACATTTTTTCCTGTAGTTTATCTAGTTCTTTTTGGTAAAAGTCTAGCTCACGTTCTTTTCTTACTTTGCTTTCTATAATATCAGATAACAAAATTAATTTAGGCGAATCTGTATTTTCTATCATGCGTTGTTAATCATCTGTTGCAACCATTTTGCAGGTAAATTACAAATATATCCATAGCATGACCAGAACAAAATGTTGTACAATACAATCTCTACAATCTCATTCATTATCATTCTCCATAAATGGCGTCACAATTTGTGTGTTAGTAACACTATCCCAACGAAATGAGCGCCATCCTTTTGCGTTAACATCGTATACTACACACACATCTTCATTTATAGCACGAACTTTCTTCTGTGTCAATGGGTCATTTTTAGTTGGTGCAGGAACTACACTTTCATTCAGTGTACATGTCATTTTACGATAATCGCCGTTTACTTTTGTAAACTCAACAATGACTTCATGATTGCGTAAATCATTTTTGATCTTATTCCTGTCCATATTTTACCACCTTTGTAATCTGTTTGTTTTTGTATTTTGCGCTAAAAATCTTTGCAAATTTTTCAGCGGCATTGCGAGTTGAGAATGTTTCAGGTTGTAAATCCCAACAATTACTTGTACTTTTTGTAACAAAAATCCAATCGTCCTTTGATATCATTATTTTAACTGCATACATGCTATACCTCCATATCTGCATATTTTATAAACTGTTTTTTAAATGACGATGCATCTTGTTTATATTCAAAATGGAATGTATCTTCATAGATATTAGTATACTGACTGAAATCCCATTGCTCACGGTTTAATTGTGTTTTACACCAGTCTTTGCCATTACCACGAAGATCGCTGTGCAAACGCACTGAGTATCCGCCATTGCGTCTCCATCTTTGTTTGTATTCAAATATTTCTATTGGTTTTTTCATCAGTAAAATTTATCCTTTTTAAACTCTCTGTCCTGTGGCGATGCATGTGCCAGATGTCCAATAATATTCATTCCTTTCCGATTAAAATAGTCCCCCCATACATTACTACCACATGCAGGTTGAAATATAAGTGGCCATCTAAGTCTACTACCTTCAACTGTTGGATAATTATTTTCCTTCATGATTAGTTTAGCACGTTTCCAGTTATCTGTAAAGTGTTTTCTGAACTCAATCATAGGTCCATGTAAAAAAAGTTCTTGTGGAGTTTTATAATTAAATAGCTTCTTATGTGCCAAGTGATGACTAAACATGATATTTTCATTTACCTTGATGCTACCATTGTTATCTACCATATGTACACCACAAAACACAGCATTGTTTTCACGAAACCGCTCACGACAAAAATTTTGCTCAACAGAAAACTTAGTAGGTTTGATCGAGTCTTTATCATATGGATCATTATCAGCGGAAGCAAACCATTCTTCTAAATGTGTAGGATTTGCATACATCCGAAATCCAGTTTGTGATTTAACACGAAATATCCACTTTTCATTTTGTACCATACGCCAACAATCATACCATTTATAGTAAATTGCAAGATGACGTCTTAATACATCCCATCTTAACGCAAGTTCATCATTACGATAATATGAAGACAACCATTCATTAATCATCTCACCAAACGCAGGATCTTCACCCAGATACCAGTCTACTAGATCATCAAGTACACCATATGTTTCAACATTACATTGGTATGTAATACCCAAACTATCAAATGCATCACGGATATCTTGTATATTGTTTTGTGGATGATCCCATGTACTAATATACGCATTAATAGACCCAACGTTCATTTTATCACACCACTCTATTAGAAGTGACATGCTCGTCATAAAATTCTGGCTTTTAATACCGCCATAAGTTAATCCAGGAATTAAGAGTGCTAAATTGTTATTTAAATGCATTTATACTGATTGCCGTTTTTCTGTCACTAAGTGATAAATTTTGTATATACTTATTTTGATAATAGCTATCACCTGAGAATGCAGTTGTTGATATTTCTTCAAATACACATCCTGTTGGACTACTAAAACTGTGCCATGTGTTTGGATTAACAGTCAGTTGGTCACCTGGATATAATACACGACTTGTTCCATACATATTTACGATTAACTCTCCCCATAATACTAAAAATGTTTCCTTTTTAATTTTGTGCATATGATTAGGATGACTTTGCCTAGGATGTAAAACTAATATTTTCTTTGCATATTCATTATTCATTATGGTAAACAATAAACATCCTGTTTCGTAAAATTTTTCCATTCCAAAATGATGACTTATTTCTACGTAATTATCATTATGAACTACAACTCCTGCACGATTCAATAGTGCCCGTGTACTACATATAATACGACCTAATGTAGGATCTTGATGTTTTGTTTCAGTAACCTTTTGATCTTTTTTACCACTAGTTACTGTTCCTTCAACAAATTCTCCACTAGTAATTCCTCCTTTAAAAGGAAAGGCAAAATATACATCTTCATGTTTTAATGCATGTTGATTTACATTATGTTTTAAATAAACTCCACGCTTTAAACTATCGATTGCATTACGTTCTTCTTGTAATATATTGTCACGAGTTGTGCTTCCTAATAATATTTTTGCACGGTTGTATGCTTGAAACCATGCAAGACTTTGTTCTGGTGTACTACTATATTCATTGAGTGTTATAGTATTGGTTGCAACTCCGATGTGTCTTTCGAACATTGTTGCTCCTAGTGCAAGCGCAAGTCCTATTTGTTCAAGATCATCTTGGGGCTCGTGCGTACTCCATCCGATATAAACTCCTGGGTATCTTTTGCGCATAGTTTTGATGTTTAATAGGTTACATGCTTCGGCAGGTGTTGGATAGATACTTACACAATGCATTAATGAAAAATTAACATTTCTACTCCTGAAGAAGTATACCAGATCGTCAATTTCTTCGAAACTAAGTCCACCTGTACTTGCAATAATAGGCAATCCGCTGTTTACTGCTTTTTTTAGTAGAGGCCAATCTTTTGCACTGCAACTTGCAATTTTAAGTATATCAAATCCTAGTTCAATAATTTTGTCAACACTAGCTTCGTCGAACGGTGTACAAATAGCAAGCATATTATTATTATGTACATGATCTACAAGTGTCTGGTAGTCTTTCCATGCTAACTTTGTATTTAAAAATCTAGAAACATGTTTATTTGTGCTTGATTTACGATCTTCAGGATGTATAAAGTTAGGTAAATCTCGAAATTGAAATTTAATGCCTGCACGTACACCGGCGGTTAGTACAGATTTATGATGCATATCAATAATTTTTAGACCATGCTGTAACGATCCTTGGTGATTGTTTGCCATATCTAATACGAATAAGTTATTAAACTGCATAATGTTCCTGCCAATAATGTGTATAGATATCAAACTGCCACTCATAATCGATATCTAAGCATTCAAATTCGTCCATAACAAATAGTTCAGGATTATTTTTAGTAAAATCTCCCATCCATACGTTTTGTCCTATTAGGTCTAATCGTCCTGCATACAATCCATGGGCCGCTTCATAAGTGGGATCTACTAGCTTAGTATTCATAAACGTAGTTCCTTCGGGCCAATCAGTAATTAGATCTCCTTGTTTGTTCCAATAGTATTGCTTTTTGTCCATAACACTAAACATACCGTCATGCGTACTATTCAAGTACTCATCTACAAATCTGTCTATTGTTTCAGGTGACATTAATATTAAACAAGGATTAAACAACACCGCATATTGATACTGCGGAAACTTATCCCACCATTCATACATAACAGGTAGCTGTTTTTCTTCGTTACGACTTTGTATACTACGTTTATAAACATTAACTTCATGCTTGTTACATATATCAATGAGTTCTTGATCGCAAACACTTGCGTAAAAGTTTTCCATTGGTATATTGGTTTGTTTAATCTTATTAATGAATATTTCAAATAAACATGTACCTGCAAATTCTCTTGTCATTTTTGCAGGTACACGTTGACTATTAGTTCTTGCTTGTACTATAAACAGAACGTCTTTAATGTTTTTAGTCATCAGTAGCAACATCCATAGCAACACCTCGACATAGATCGTTAAACCATAGGTCGACAATTGCTTCTGGTGTTTCTCCTGCATAACCCGCTTCGCCTAATAGTCCAACAAAGTCATCATTCCAATCTAATTCAAAATAACCACGAGTAGGATTATCTTTATCAAAATGTACTTCAACTACCTTAACCCACGGACCAACAGCATTTTCTTTTGTTACTTCATCGCCAGTTTGTACTTTGCGATTTCTTACTAGTTTATTCCACCATCCCATATTTTACCATCCTATTCTTTCCCACGGTACATCTTTGTCGCCAAAGTGTCCGTATACACAATTCTTACTATACTGTGTATAATTAAACATGTCAAATCTTTTAATAATGCCATATGGTGTTAGGTCAATATTATTTTTGATAAACTGTTGAATACTTCTATTATGTCCATTGCTATCTACATAGATGCTTGTTGGCTCTTTGACGCCAATAGCATAGCTTAACTGGATATTACACCAGTCTGCCATATCGTCTGCTACTACATTTTTGGCTAGCCAGCGAGCCATGTAGGCAGCCGATCTATCCACCTTTGTGGGATCTTTTCCACTAAAAGCGCCGCCGCCGTGAGGAGCAAAACCGCCATAGGTATCGACGATAATCTTTCTTCCGGTAACACCAGCATCACCGTCAGGTCCACCAATAACAAAGTTACCAGTGGGATTGAGATGCCAAGTAGTATTTTTATCAACTAAGTCTCCAAGTTCTTCCATTGCGGCAAGTTTACACAAGTGTCGTGCTTCTTCAACATTGCCTTTGGTATGTTGAGTACTTATCACAACTTGATCAATACGTTTGATCACACCGTCACGTCTGGCACCATAGTACTCTACGCTTACTTGACTTTTAGCATCTGGTCCTAGTATTTTACCACGCTTTGTTTTTAAGTTTTTTAGGATTTCATGGCTATAATGAATAGGTGCTGGCATCATACTGTCTGTATGATTACAAGCATAGCCAAACATTAGTCCTTGATCTCCTGCACCAAAGTCGTCTGTACCTAGTGCAATGTCTCCACTTTGTGAATGAATCTCATTGTAGATACGCAAGTTATCCCAATGAAATCCATCTTGTTCGTAACCAATCTCACAAACTTTATTGCGCACGATTTCTTCAACTTCTTCTTTAGATACGTTAAAGTTTTTTACTTCGCCCGCCAACGTTACCATGTTGGTGGTTACAAGTGTTTCAATGGCTACACGAGTAGTTTCGTCGCCATTAGCAAGCCCAGCATCTACTAGTGCATCACTAATTTGATCTGCTACTTTATCTGGATGTCCGTCACTAACACTTTCGCTAGTGAAAATATAGTTATTCATTACCAACCAGCCTTTCTGATTTTATCTTGGTCAATTGGTGCTTTCATTGCATTCTCGTGTTGTTTGTTGCGATATCTAAGTTCCCCATGCGTTTCCGAAGAGCGAGATGTGAAGTCTTGGGGTAAAACGCCAGCCCCTTTCCATACATGCTTCTGCGACATCTTTGACGTTGAGGTTGTACTCTTCCGACCTACCACCGAGAGGCATAAGGTATACAGGGCATTCCACGCCGTTGTCACGATACGCTTGAACAGCCCGAGTAACTTCATCGAAGTCATTATTACTAGCGACAACAAACTTGAAATAAATGTCGCTACCGTCAACAAGGCTATACTCATGAGCAACATCAGGCAATATAGCAGTTTCCCAAGGTTCTCCTGAAACGCTAAGTTTTGGGGAACAACTCCAAGTAACTTCAAATCTGTCTTGAGTATTGAGATAGTTGTAGAAATCGTCGTGTAATTTTTGTGTAGTATTTGTTTCAAATGTAACATTCTTTAAATCTTTCATACGTGGATGCTCGAACAATTCAATGTACAATCGTTGCCACGCCAACAACGGTTCACCGCCAGTCATAATTAAGTGTATGTCCTGGCCATTGTCCATAGTCCATTTGCCTTCTGGCGTTAAACTTAACAAGTGTTCCACTACTTCATCTACAGTTGCAAGACGGTTAAAGTCTTTAAACTCGGGATAAATGCTTGCATATGTATCACAACCTGTGTGAATAATAGGCAAGTCTTCAAACTTTTCTGTTGTTTCATGTACGCCAGAATCAAGTAACGCTTTTACTTCTGCATTGTATCGCTGACCATCAGCATGTTGTTGCCAACGGTCTCGCTTTTCATCTGTGCCAAAGTTCATACAACGAAAGTTACAACCAAAAGTACGTAGGAACACACTTGGTACTCCTACGTATTTACCTTCTCCTTGAACACTGTAAAAAGCTTCACTATATCTAAGTTTCATCTTCTTCCTTCTTTGTTACTTGCCATGCACCGCTTGGTAGTTCTTCCCAGAGTAATGTATCTCCTTCGTCCCAACCAACTTGATTAAGTGCTTCGGGCGGCAGTTCAATATATAGTTCTTTGTCTTCACCGTTTTCTTGTACAGTAACGACCCAATTATTATTATCTATTCTACGATATGGTTCACTCTTTGTCAAGGTTTTCTTTCCTCTCTTTTAATTCGTCATCATAGTATTCCCATATTTCATTCCATTCTGGAGTGTTTTCTTGGGGATGTGGATCTTCCCAACGCTTGTTAAACCATGCTACACTAGCATAGTAACCTTTGCCTCGGGTGTCAGCCCAATCGTACTCTTGCTCAAGTTCTACTTTGTTATACCACAAACGCTCAATCATTTCGCCATGATCTGTTTCCACAATACTGACAGTAATCAAGTCTTTATCAAACTCTTCATCTTCAGCTAGTTCGAGAGTCCAACCACCAAAGTCGCCTTTTTCTGAACTATAAAATACCAGTACAGGTACACTGTCATCTTCTTTGCCATCTGCTGGTTCTTCTTGTGTATAACATTCTCTACCATACAACTGGTGTGGTTCTATGTCAATGCGTCCTTCCCAAGGGTAGTCCGGCTCACCATGTTCTCCTGCAGTCATTGGAAATGCCCAAAGCTCTGTACCGTTTGACGTACTCTGATGATGAATGTCTTCAATATCATACCAACTGTTGTAGTAATCCATATCTTCAAGAATGTCAGGACTATCAGGATCAAAGCCTTCTTCTTCTCCTGCATCCTCACCTGATTCTAGTGCCATCAGATGATCAAGCAATTCATTTTCATCACGACCTTGCCAATAAGTAACAAACTCTGGTGTTATAGTACCAATGGTCATTTCACCGCCGTAGTTACTTCCACGTAAAAAATATTTCTTAGTCATCTTGTTCCGCCTCCCATTTAGCTTCTTCCCAATCATTAATTAAGTTACTAAATCCAATTTGCATAACACTATACTCATTATGGTTATCTCTAAACGCTTGAACTTCATTCATTTGATCTTCTGTTAATTCATCAATCTCATCAATATCAAAAAAATCTCTTACATAATCATAAACATTTTCAGTAATCTCACGTTCATAATTTTCTTCGTACTTGTGTATTTTATACCAGTCGAATGACATATTAATTCTCCTTGGCCTTTTTGCCACGCTTACCTACTTTAAATGTGTACACAATATCATCTGGATCAGTTCGTGCATGAGGTTCGCATTCTGTTACTTTATTTTCTTTCAACCATTTTTCTATAGCTTCATCATCAGCTACTGTTCTTTCTGCTCTACTCATAAATCTGACTCCTTTACACAGATAGTACGTTCATCCGACATGAATGTTGCTTCTAACACTGCCTGTTCAATACTGCATTTCATTTGTGTTTCATATGTTTTATATTGTGTATATTTTAATTCGCAAATATCAGAATCTGAACTGCACATAACTGCATTAACAACAAATAGTATCCACATTAGTATACTCCCACATTTTCCCAAGGATACACTAGCCATACATCCTCGTCTGCTTTGTTAATTTCATGACAAGTGTATGCACAATGCTCTGTGAATTCACTGGCTAGGTTGTCTGTTAGTGTAGCAAAGCGAACATTGTTGTTCCATACATTTTGCCATTTGTCATCATTGGGCAAACATCCTGCTTGCCAGTCTTTCATAATCCAGTTAAATGTAGCACCGGTATCGTTAATGTCATCTACAATAAGAATGTTCATTGGTTCTTTATTGTAACCAAATGCATCTTCTGCCATCCAACAGTTGCTTTCACTTTCACTAGTATCATCACGTAAACTTACTTTGAGTGCTTCACAACGAATGCCTGTCATGTTACTAATAATAGTAGCAGGTACATTCCCTCCACGAGTAAGTCCTACAATGTAATCAGGACGCCAATTGTCTGTATACATTTGATTTACAATGCTGACACACATACGTTCAATGTCAGCCCAACTATAATAATGTTTCTTAATCATCTATCTACCCTGTGCAAATGACTGTTGCAATTTAATATTGTCCATAAACTCTTTCTTACAAGCTGGATCGTTATGGAAACTACCTTTGAGTACAGTTGTTTGTGTTAAACTACTGTTTGCCATAATGCCTCTATTCTCACAACAACCATGTGTTGCTTGGATATAAACACCGACGTCTGTACTACCAGTTGCTGACATAATTTCTCTAGCAATATCCATTGCTAGTTCTTCTTGTAGAGTGCCTCTACGTGCACACCATTGTGCAAGTCTTGTATACTTGCTGAGACCAATAAGTGTGTCTGCGGCGATAATACCTATATAGGCTACACCGCTTACTGGTTGGTGGTGGTGTGAACACATACTTTTAAGTTCACTACGTACAACTAACATGCCGTCGTAACGATCATTTGTATGGTTAGGAAATGCAGTTGCATTTGGCTTTGATTCATAACGTCCAGCCATTAGCTCATTGTAATACATCTTGGCAAGACGTCTTGCTGTATCTATACTATTGGGATCAGTTTTTCGATCAATTACTAGTGCATCTAATACACTTTCAAAGGCTACAGTTGCCTCATCAATTAACTGTTCCTTATCACCTTCTTGCAAAAAATCACTAATGTTGTCTCCTGCCCAATAACGTACACCAGCTTCATCTATTCTGGATTTAATAAGTTCGGAAGTCTTTGTCATATACTATGTTCCTTTTAATATGTTGTCTATCATAACACTACTATTTAGATAATCTCTAATAAGAATATTACGCTGTTTGGCCAATACGTCTTGGTATTTGTCAAACATGTTTAATTTTTCCTGTATAAAGCCCATTAGTTCTGCTTTGTGTTCACGATATGCATCTTCACTTTCAGTCCACTCACTTGGATATTTGAACTCTGGCAAATACATCTCTGCATAACTGCAACGATCTGGCAAAATAGGAATTGCTCCTGTTAATACTGCCTCCATTACACTAATGCCTAAGTTTTCATGAAGGGCACAACTAAAGATAGCTTTGCATTTACCCATTGTAGCATAATATTCAGCTTTGTCAAGGTTCATTTTCTGTGTGATAATCATATCGTATTCAGTAGCTAAGTCTTCTGCAATTTCAGGTTGCTTATCTGCATTATAACGATGTGGCCACATAATAGCATTTGTCTTTGGTGTGTCTTGATAATTTATTAGTCCATTAACAATAAGCTCATGAGGTTGTCCACTGCGTATTGCTTTATTATGATCGCCTTGTGGGATATTTAAATTACGCAAAAACATGTCTTTATGAAAGTCAGTAGCGTAATAATTATAATCACTAGCATGATACCAACTCTTCTCAACATGATTAGGCCACTTTGGTTGCATTTTGTATCCCAATATATCACTAGGATCATATGCACCTGCATGCCAAATACTGTGTATTTCTACTGGAATTTCTAGCAAGTCACTCATATATTTGATAGGTGTAATAATAAAGTTCCAAGCATCAGTTATCAGAAACTTATCGCCTGCACGAACTTTACCGTTACTAAAGAGCTTACTTACTTCTGCTGTTTGTGTTGCTTTATAAACGTTAGTTGCACCAAAGTCAAGGAACGCACCTTCTGTTCTCACGTCAGGTTTAAAGTCTTCTCCATCAATAGTTACTACACGATAATCCAAATTATGTTCAGATATCTGATTCTGTAATACTAGTGGAATATTATCATACCATTGCTTTGTATAACGTTGGTCAATAGGTTCAATTGGTATAATATAAATTGTATTCATTAATCTCTTCTTTCAATATCATCTTCACTTAGTTCACTACCCATCCACACTTCAATTACTTTTGCTGTTGTGTTTCCGACATTTGTTGCTTTGTGCCAAGTATGTACTGGAATGTCAATACTTTGTCCTGATGTATATACTATACTTGATTTGTCGCCATTGTCAAACTCTAAATCCATACGTATCTTACCTTCAACAACATGCCAGTGTTCACTGCGTATAAAGTGACGTTGATCACTAAGTGGAGTTTCAGTACCAAATGCGAGTTCTTTAACTGCCCAACCTGGTCCATTATGTAATA